GCAGTACAACGTGCTCAACAGTTGATGGATATCGAATGTGCTAGATTTAAGCCCGACTGGCGTATGAAGGGTGTTGAAGGTCAGAAAGAGATCGAATATAGCGATTGGGTTCCTAACAGAATCTTGTATTTTGCTACATTTGTTGAAGAATTGTTTAACACTAAATCTAAAACAGAAGCTTTCCAGCTTATTGAAGACGCTAAACAATTCTTAAAAACCTTAGAAGGTTCTCGTCTACAAGGCGGTCCTGCTCAAAATACATTTGGTAGTTTGTTTGATGTCGAAGAAATCCGTCAAGATGAAATCGACTTTGCTAATCCAGATGATGATGAACTACGTGCTCTAGAAGAAAGCGTTACAGAATAAAGGAGGCTTTATGTTTGAGAATCGTATTAAGCATTTAGAAGAAGCACACCGTGCTTTGGATAAACAAGTTGACACTTTGGAAAAAAGTGGTCTTTACGAAGACCTAAAATTAGAAGAATTGAAAAAACAACGGTTGTTCTTAAAGGATGAGCTTGCTATACTTAGACGTAAACAAGACATCATTATAGAAGATGAAGCTCGAAAAGGCGGATTAGAACTATGAATTGCAATTTCTGCGGTAAAGATGTTAAACCAAATTGTGATTGGCAACAAGGTAGATGTCCACATCGTAGTGTAATAATTGATGAGGTTCTTCTTGACAATTACAAAGCTAGATATTATAATTTAATTAACTCCATTAACAATCTCTTTAAAGGCATTTCAGCCAAATGGCAACAAAAAAACAAAAACAAGAATTAATCGAAATTCTTAAATTTACTCCTCAGCAGGTTAAAGTTACTATCTACGCATACGGCGGCGAATGTTATATGGGTAAGGTAGATCGTAAAATCTACGATTACTTCAAAGAACATAGAATAGATATGGATGAATATGCCAGCGATTGGGATGATAAATTTAGTTTTGTTCCCGACGAAATGCGACCTTTTCCTCCTGGTAGTCCTTACGAGTGTGACAGTATGTGTCACGCAGGTGGGCCTGAAGTAAGTGATACAAACATTATCGAAGTTACTAACGAACACGGTGATATTATTTGGTCTAGTCCTTTCGGTATTAACGAGTTAGAAGATCAAGGAGTTGAAGTCGAAGAGTGGGAAACTGCTATTATTGACGATGAGCCAGAAGGCACTGTTATATTCTGGGGTGGCCAGGGTGAAAAAGGAACTTGCTTCGGTAGTGACTTTGAGCTTAAGGCGCCTTTTGATCCTAAGAAATTAAAGATCAGTTATAGCAACTGTGACGGTTGGTGGATTTGTAACGGTGTTAGTTACGATGACGAAGAGCTTGATAACAACGATCTCAGCACTACCGGCAAGTGGGGTGAAAACAAATGGGTTATTGTTGGCGGCGAGGAAGTCTATGAAGGTGTAAGTCGTGACGATATTAACGAGGAAGAACTCGAAGAAGACTCTAAAGAATGGGATGCCGAAGAAGAACTTAATAAAATTGTTCAAGAGCATCTGTTAACTGATTGGTTTGACAAAGATATTAAACCCACAATTAAAGGAAACTATGAAGCAGTTATTGATGCCGAATGGCCTCTTAGTGGTATGCGTATGATAGAGTGGACTGGTCGCAATTGGAAAGAAGATGGTAAAAAGATTGCCATTAAACAATGGCGTGGTTTAAAATTTGATCCAAAGGAAGTATTATGAAGCGTGATTATATTTCAGGTGTTAACACTGACATTACTTTCTTTACAGGTGTTGAAATTGAAAAGACTCCTGCATACGGAATGAAAACTTTATTTGTAGTAGGAGTTCATGATCCGTATGTTATTATGGAACTTGCTCGCAATAATAAATGTAAACATATCTACTTCGGTGCTAATCAAAGTTTCAAAACTAACGGTGTCAACGATACAGAAACATGGCGTCCTTGGGAAGATATGATCTATGTCTGCCTAGATGCTGAAGACGGTTTCTGGTGTACCTTAGACTTCGATGTTTGCGAAACGGAAGGATTACTTGAAAGCGGTCTTACCGAAAAACGTAGATTTATTCCGCAGATTAGTGTAAAATTACCTTATATTAATCAACTAGGTTATAATGCTACACTAAAGATTGACGACAAAGATTTTAACGCAAGTAATCCTGGGGTTTGGTGCCATAACCTACAGGACCTATTAGGAAGAGACCGCTTCACTGATTGGGATCAATATGGCAAAGATGAGATTATCAAATGAGTGGTGGATACGCAGTAGCATCGGTAGCATCGATTCCAAGAATCCGCGGTGCAAATAAAATTAACCGTGCAAGACACAGAGTAGAAGAAAAAACACATATGAAACTAACACTTAAACAACGATTTAGAAATTGGTTATTAGACTGTCCAGACGAACCAGTGCCACAGGATATCTACGCTGAAGAAGATAAACTTCAAAGCGACGGTATGCGTTTGCAGGTATATCGAGCCAGCGGTGGATATGTTGTAGAAACTAGAGGTTACGATCGCAAAATGGATCGTAATAATTATACCATGCACGTAATCAAAGATGATGATGACCTAGGCAATGCATTGGGTAAAATTGTTATGATGGAGGCTTTACGGGGATGATTATTCGTCAAGATCAAAGACCAAACAAAATGATTTGGGTTACCTTTCAGAAAGAAGGTATGCACAAGTATCCGGCTGCACTTACAGATCCAGCACTTGCTACAGGTGATGAATATGATGTAAGTTTCTTAGGCTACCCACATCGTCATATCTTTCACTTTAAGGTATGGATTGGAGTTACACACAACGATCGCGATATTGAGTTTATTCAATTCAAGCGATGGTTGCTAAATCTTTACAAAGATGCTACACTTAGTTTAGATTTTAAAAGTTGTGAAATGATGTCAGACGATCTGTTTGATGTTATTAGCAAGAGGTATCCTAACCGTGAGGTTTGGATTGAGGTCTCCGAAGACGGAGAAAATGGTTCATTTACGAAGTATTAATTTTAAGGAAAGAAGCTATTATGGCTAAGAACTATAACGATTATCGTTACTTTGAAAATCGTCCGGACGTAGTTAGAGTGTTTGACGACATCGAGGCATACCACGATTGGTGTCGCTTTGAACTACGTGAGTTCAACCCCGCGGAACTATACCGCAAAGACGCACCTAACTATGGTGCATACTTGGCAAGTAAGCGTCCTCGCAGACCTTACCAAGGAAATAAACCACGCTTTGAAAAGCGTGAATATAATAACAATCGCAGAGGTTATTAATATGAGCAGGGTTTTCCTAGTCGACCTAGAAGCAGTAGAAACTCGTTATACAGGCGAGTGGAAAACCCATCTACCTGCACTTCTAAAAAAGAGAGGGCATAATGTTCAAGTTATCTGTGGCCCTGAAGATATTCCTTCAGCCACTACTCCTGGTGCTTTTCTTAATTTTGGTGGCACCAATATATACAAGTCTGCTCAAGTTGAACAAATGGGCCGTTTATTTTGCAACGGATCCGTTCATCCCGGCGACCACTTTGTTTTTACTGACGCTTGGCATCCGGGCATTATAAACTTAAAATATATGAGTGAACTTCTTAACATTCCTGTTAAGATTCACGCATTGTGGCATGCTGGTAGTTATGACCCTCAAGACTTCTTAGGCAGACTTATCGGTGATGCTCCTTGGGTTAGAAATGCTGAAAAAAGTTTCTTTCAGGCCATAGACCACAATTACTTTGCTACAAAATTTCATATAGAAATGTTTTGCCACAATCTATTAAACATAGATTATGATACAGCAAAGTTATCTTATATGGATAAAGGCAAAATTATTCGCACAGGTTGGCCAATGGAATATATGGTTGATACTCTAAGTATGTACAGCGAAATGGAAAAGAAAGATATTATTCTTTTCCCACATCGAATTGCACCTGAGAAACAGTTAGACATCTTTAATGATCTTAAAGAACAATTGCCTCAGTATGAGTTTGTTGTTTGTCAAGAACGCAGTCTTACTAAAAACGAATATCACAATATGTTAGGCGAAGCTAAACTAGTGTTTAGTGCTAACTTACAAGAAACTCTAGGTATTAGTTGGTATGAAGGTGCTATTACCAGAACTATTCCTATGGTTCCAGACAGACTCAGTTACAGCGAAATGGCTTTAGAAGATTTTAAATATCCTAGTGAGTGGACTGCATCATATGCAGGATACAGGACTCATAAAGGAGCACTTGTAGATAGGATTATTCACTATATGGAAAATTATGAATCCTATCTACCTCGCCTAAATAAACAAGTAGACAATCTAACTAAAAATTATTTCAGTTGCGATAATCTATTACAGATGCTAAAATAACTAATATATGTCATCCACGACATTAACTCGGAGAAACAAAATTGACAAATAAAGAAACAGGCCTGGACGCAATGGCAGGCGACGGTGGGTATCAAGAAGCATATCTAGGCGATCACATTCGGTTTAAAATGAAACGTGAGGGCAAGCGTTTCTGGGCAGGCGACAACATTAGTGATTACTTGCACGAAGGTGACATAGAAAAACTAATCGACGAAGCAACTCCCGCATTTGAAAAAGTGCTAGATAGTTTGCTCATCGATCGCGAAAACGATCCTAATAGTAAAGGCACAGCACGTAGGCTTGCCAAGATGTATTTTAATGAAATAATGGCAGGTAGGTATGAACAATCCCCAGATGCAACAGCGTTTCCAAATGATTCGGAGGACCGTTACGAAGGTATGTTGGTTGTTCGCAGTGAGCTTCGCAGTATGTGTAGCCATCATCACCAACCCGTTAGTGGCGTTGCCTATATTGGTATTATTGCTGCCGAGAAACTCATCGGCCTTAGCAAATACACACGCATTGCCCAGTGGTGTGCCCGACGAGGAACTCTCCAGGAGGAACTTTGTAATGACATTGCTAGGGAAATCGAAAAAGCCACAGGTGCTAAAGACCTAGGTGTATACATTCAAGCAACACACGGTTGCTGTGAAAATCGAGGCATCATGGCTCACTCTAGTCTAACACAAACAACAGTTCTTAAAGGTGCTTTCAAAGATGACGGAAATACTAAGAAAGAGTTCTTTGACAATATTAAACTACAACAGGAGTTTGCCCCAAGATGACAACCGCTAAAGATTTAACAGATCAATTGATTTATCGTGCAATGAATCTTCAAGAATTTATTGTAAAACGTGAGTTTAGTGGTATTCCGGCAGGAGTTGTTAAATTTAGTATTCAACATACTGTCGGTCAGCCAGCTCAGATCTTTGTTCCTGCTCTTACACAAGAAGAAGCAGAAGCAATGGTCGACGAATGGTTTAGAGAGGACGTATAATGAAATGGTTTCTTAATCTTTTAGATAAAGTAGGTCGCAAGCGTATTGTTATGGATCGTCAAAGTGACGAGCCGTATCTTGAACGTTATTATCTGTTTCTTAAAGATAGAAACCGTTTTCCTTTTAATATATTCCTGCATAAATTTTTAAAAGGTGATCCTGATGATGTTCACGATCATCCTTGGCCCTATGCTACATTAATTTTGAAAGGCGGATACTATGAATGGATTCCACAATTTAACTCAGATGGTACTAAATCGTGTGAAATACGTAAATGGAGAGGACCCGGCCATTTTCGTATATGTAGCCCTAATTCTTATCATCGTGTTGAGCTTAAGCCTGGCGTAACTGCTTGGACACTGTTTATGCCCGGGCCTCAAAAAAGAGATTGGGGATTTTTAGTTAATAATAAGTGGATACAGCACGAACAATACTTAAAGGATAGATATGAAAAAGCTCGTAATAAGACAGCATGAGATGACAGGGCTGGTGGGTAAAATTGCTAGAGAAATTGCTATAGGCCCTTGGAAGCCAGACTATATTGTAGGACTAAGCAGAGGCGGTCTTATACCTGCTGTTATGCTCAGTCACTATCTTAATATTCCTATGTGGACTTTAAATGTTAGTCTTAGAGACGGAGATAGCAAAGAAAGTAACTTGTGGATGGCCGAAGACGCACTAGGTCCGCAATCAAGAGAAAGATTAGTCAGCGACGAAAACGATATTGCAGGTATCCTATCAGCTGCTAGCGAGTTACTAGAACAAGGCGAAACATATAAAAACATTTTAATTGTTGACGATATTAACGATCAAGGAACAACTTTAAATTGGATTATGAACGACTGGAGATCTAGTTGCTTTCCAGACGACGACACTTGGGACGAAGTGTGGAACGAGAATGTAAAATTTGCCGTATTAGTCGATAATCTTTCAAGCAACTGTAATGTCAAAATGGATTATGTAGGTATGGAAATTAATAAAGCAGAGAACAATGTCTGGGTTGATTTTCCTTGGGAAGATTGGTGGACTAAGTGATAACTGTTCACATACCGTGGAGTCCAAAGATTGATTCATTGCCAGCATGGAACGAGGCAACTGCCTCTATTGTAGAACATTTTGGATTACCAGGCGATAAGTACACGACTGAACTAACTTCTGATTATATGAATTTTAATTTTTACAATGACAACGAGGGATTAATGTGCAAAATATTAGTCAGTGATTATCTATGAAAAATATGCTTGTCGTTGTTGGAATGTTTTTTATTTTTTTTATTTTAGCTGTATCCGATTTTGGACAATCGTCTGATAGAGTATACGATTGCTCGCTAGCCGAAATTAGTGCGGATATTCCGAAAGAAGTTAAAGAAGAATGTCGAAGACGGTACCATGAAGAATGGAGAAAAAATAATGCCAATGGCAAATATCAAACTTAACTATTTGCTTTTAACAAAAAAAGAGTATATAATAAACTATGAGTAAAATTAAAATCGCAGAGCTGTTTTACAGCATACAAGGTGAAGGACGCTATATGGGTGTGCCTTCTGTTTTCTTACGTACATTCGGTTGTAACTTTAAGTGTGCCGGTTTTGGTATGCCGAGAGGAGATCTAAGTCAAGAAGCAAATAATATCAATCCCGAACAGTTTACTAGGTACGAAGAACTGCCGTTGGTTAGTACAGGGTGTGATAGCTATGCTAGTTGGGATCCTAGATTTAAAGATCTTAGTCCGATGCTAACATCAGACGCTATTGCAGATCGAATTATGGAAATTCTTCCGCATGATCATTGGAAAGATGAGCATCTAGTTATCACAGGCGGTGAACCATTGTTGGGCTGGCAACGAGCCTACCCTGATTTGTTGAATCACCCAAAGATGTGCAAGTTAAAAGAAATCACATTTGAAACAAATGGTACTCAGAAATTAACTCCAGAATTTAAATTGTTTTTAAAGCAATGGGCACAGAATCCTCCATTTACTAGTCGAGAAGTTACATTCTCGGTTAGTGCTAAACTGCCGTGTAGTGGCGAGAAGTGGGAAGAAGCTATTCTTCCAGAAGTGGTATGCGAATACGAAGAAGTTGGCACAACATACTTAAAGTTTGTTATTGCTACAGAACAAGACTTTGCAGATGCTGAGTGTGCTATTGGTGCGTATCGTGCAGCCGGATTTAAAGGGCACGTTTATCTAATGCCAGTTGGCGGTGTAGAAAGTGTCTACGCACTAAACAATCGTCGTGTTGCCGAACTAGCAATGAAGAATGGTCTACGTTATAGCGATAGATTGCAAGTGCCGTTATTCAAGAATGAGTGGGGAACATAATGGAAAAACATTTAAATAGTATCTGTGTGTTTGGAGCCGGAAGCTCTGGCTGGATCACTGCATTGGCATTAAACACTTATTTGCCAGAAATTCCTGTAACATTAGTTTCGTCAAGAAAACACGGAAGCATCGGTGTCGGTGAAAGCACTCAACCCGATCTATTAGATCTATTAAGTGCCGCTAATGTAGACTTTAATGATTTTTTCTATAAAGTAGATTGCACTCTTAAACACGGAATCTATTATAAAAATTGGAATGAAGTAGGAAAAGATTATTGGCACCCTTTTTCTAAAATTACTGCTTCTGGAGAATATACTAGAGCTCATCATTATAGAAAAATGAATATTTTAGAACCAGAGAACTATCCTCTATCTGATTATTATAAAGTAGTTCATCCAACATATGACATCTGCATTAATAATAACAGATCGTCAACAGAATTAGTTTATGGATTTCATATCGATGCAGACAAAATGGCTGCGTATTTTAAAGACTTTTTAAAAGATAGAATACGTATTGTAGAATGTGACAATTACGAAATTGACTCAACCGACGATCAAATAAATGCTATTATCTGCGATAACATTCAAAGAGTAGAAGCTGACTTATTTGTAGACTGCACTGGGTTTAATCGTGTATTAGTTAATAAAGTTAATAATACCGAATACGACAATTATGAAGGAAACGTAAACTCTGCATTATTTGGTAGAATTCAATACGGTCCAGATAACGTTAATGTAATTCCATACACTCAAGCCGAAGCCTGGGGCAACGGATGGTGTTGGACTATTCCGTTACAAAGTCGAGTCGGTAGTGGATGCGTATACAATGATCAATTTATTAGCGATGAAGATGCTAAAACATTTTTTGTTGATCATTGGAAAGGCGCACTTAAAAGAGAAGATATTAAAAAAGTCAGCTTTAGTTCTAAATCTCTTAAGAAACCGTGGAAGTCTAATGTAGTTGCTGTTGGATTAAGTGCTGGATTTATTGAGCCGTTAGAAGCCACAGGAATAAGTTGGTTTATTCTTTCAGCAGAAGTTTTAGGTATTATGTTGAAGAACAGATACTTTGACGAAAATCTTGCCGAAAGATACAATACCACTGTGAGATCTTTTATTGAAGACGTTCAGGATTTTATCGATGTTCACTATATGTTAAGTGCTCGTCGAGATACAGAGTTTTGGAAATATCAAACATCAAGGCCAAGAAGTCAGAGACTGCTATCAAGATTAGAAACTTATAGAAAGTTTATGCCAAATAAAAATAATCGAAGAAGCAGTGTAGCTTGGGCATTTAATGATGTATCTTGGATCGATATATTAACCGGATACAATTTTAAATTTGAAAATGTCGATGTTCCGTTAGAACTCATGAAGGTTCGACATAACGAACTTTATCAAAATCGAAATAACAGAAGATTTTAAAATGTTTTTTTTAAAAAAGAAAAAACTAGTAGTTGACTGTTTTGTTTCAGAAAGAAATGCTCACGTCTATAGATATGCAAAAATAGATAGTGCTGAAAAATTTATTCCAGACTGGTGGAAAAAATTAGACAAAAGCACTTTTGATTTTGCATCTATGGACTCAAAAAACACAATGAAATCTTGTATGGGATTTGTAAATCATTTCCAAAAAGGTTTTATTATGCCAATGTGGAGCGATCTTGCTGTAAAATTTAATCAGGGAAGAATAGAATATAAATTTGCAGATGGTATTTCTGGGTGTAGTTCGCATCCTGTAGAGCAGCGTCTAGGATTCTATATGAATCATACCAATCTTAAAATTGAAAGTCCTTGGTTAATACGCAGCGAAGAAGATGTTATGTTCAACTACTTACCTGCGTTTTGGAACTCTGAAGAAAATGATCCATATCAAGTAGTTCCTGCCACAATTGATTTTTATTATCAATACGGAATAGCAGTTAATACTATTATGCCAAATAGACCTTCGGAATTTATGATACCGTTCGGAAAACCAATGATTCATTTAATGCCGTTAACTGAACGTGAAATTGATTTAAGAGTTCATTTAGTAAGTGACCAAGAATGGGGAGTGTTGGGCACTACAATGTCACCGTTGACATTCAGTAAAAAATATAATATAATTAAAAGAAAGTTAAAAAATGATACACCGTCTTGTCCATTTAATTTTAGGAAAAAAATATGAAACTGATTAAAAAACTTTTTGGCTTGGATAAGCTAGAAGAGTCTATTGCCAAAGCAGAGCAGGATCTTAAAGAAGCTAACGATCGATTAGAGACAGCAGAAAAAGCACAGAAGGCCGCTCTAGAACAGGAAGAATTGGCTAAGTCTTCTCCAAAAGATCGAGCAACCCGTAGAAAAGAACCTTGGGTTGGTGTTCTAAATACTCACGTAAATCAAGATAACATACGAAACGGATTTTTTGAGCTTGACTGGAACGAACATTTTGTGTTAAAATTAAAGCAAGAGGGTTACGGTGAAGATGGCGACAAAGATGAAGATATTGTCGATCGTTGGTTCCGTGAATTGTGCGCTAATGTAGTAGTCGACGGCGACTTTGGTGGTCCGATTAATACAGGCGTTATTGACATTAACACAGTAAAAAAGAATAATCAATGACATATATTTTAGTTGATACAGCAAATACATTTTTTCGTGCTAGACACGTTATCAACGGTGACGCTGATATCAAACTTGGTATGGCATTTCATATCACATTAAATTCTATTCGTAAAGCCTGGCAACAATTTGGCGGTGCTCACGTTATCTTCTGTCTTGAGGGCAGATCTTGGCGCAAGGACTACTATGCTCCTTACAAGAGAAATCGCAGTGATGCTCGTGCTGCTCATACAGAAAAAGAACAAGAAGAAGATAAACTATTTTGGGAAGCATTTGACACATTTAAAGAATTTATCAAAGATAAGACTAACTGCACAGTTATGCAAAATCCGCGATTAGAAGCTGATGATTTAATTGCTGGCTGGATTCAAAGTCATCCAAACGATAATCACGTTATTATTAGCACGGATACAGACTTTGTGCAATTAATTGCTCCAAACGTTAAGCAATATAACGGTGTAATGGAAACAACTATTACACACGAAGGATATTTTGATGACAAAGGCAAAGCAATCATTGATAAAAAAACACAAGAACCAAAAGCCGCTCCTGATCCAGAATGGCTCTTGTTTGAAAAATGTATGCGTGGTGATACCAGTGATA